GTGGTGCAGGGCGCACCGTAGTGACTGGGGGAATCTCTAGCTTCGGACGGCGTGGCATGGACATCGGACACTCCTGTTAGTTGCAGTTCCATTTCCGCAGGGATAATGCCTTGCGCGTCGGCTTGCCTTTGTCGTCCTTCATCGCGCCCGGCATACCAGACATTCTAGCACAAAATGACTTTCTTCGCTTCGCTGGCTTGCTATCTGGGTCCAGCTTACTCGGCTTCGTCGTGACCGCCATACTCAGTTTCGACCCCGGATTCTCCCGACGATAGGACGCAATCCCCTTCCGATTCAATCCGCCCTCTGGGTCCTTCCCTTCCTTGCGCTTCCACGCACCCAGTCGCTTCCCGCTAGTTGTTGCCATCGTTGTGCCCGTTCAGAATAGGGAGTCGGATATCCGCGTTCCGTATATCGGGCTGCGGTTCGTGCGTGTCGTTCGGGCAAGCGTCAATCTCCGCAGCCACATCTTCAGGGTTTCGCCGGACGTGCTTCTGGCCCTCGCAATGGCCGCACAAGTGCGCGGTGTCCAATGGGTTCATGCCCGTCGATTCGCCGCGTTCGGCATCCCAACACCAATGGCATGGCACTTCAACGGTGTAGCTCATTCGCCATCATCCTCTTGGCTCACGAAGATGGCGTTGAGCTTCTCGCGCACGAACTCAATCGTCATCTGCGCCGCCTCACCCTGCAATGCCGGATGATCTAAGCAGTCGTCGAGCGTCATATCCACTTCCGCCCCGACCTCTTGCCGGATCAAGCCCGTCATCTCGTCCTGCTCATCCCGTCTCATTTCCCTTTGCCCCCCTTGGTCACACGATAAGCAGGCACCATGGTCTGCTTCCCGTCAATCGATTCCCGCGACACGCGCCGGCACTCCAGCCGCCCAGCCACCTTGAACACGCGCAAGTGTTTCGCAATCGTTGGACGGCCCATGGTCGACGCCTCCATCATTTCCGTAGTGGTCGTAAACCCCGACGGGTCTTTGACCGACCGCTGCGCCTTGCGGATTGCCTCAAGAAGTTCGTTTGTGGTAATGTTTACCATGCTAGGGTCTCCAGACAGAAGGGGGCTTCGGCTTCAAGAAGAACGGCTCGACCTCAAACTTCCCGTCACAAATCGCGATCGTCACCGCGCTAATGTCCGCGAGTGTGTTTGGGGCAATCTTGTGGACGTAACTCGTCGCTAACTGCCATGCGCCTGTCTGAATCAAACGGGTCGGGTAGGCATTGTAGGTATCGGCATACCGATGCATATGCGAACGGACTGCCACATCAGGGTGCCGTTCCCCCTGCATATGCGCCTCGCTCCATATCTCGTAGGCCGCTGAGTTCACTGCCGTCATCTTGGTCCACGGCCTCACACCAATCTTGCCATGGTGGGCAAAGTCCAGCTTCACGTTCTGGAACTCCGCGACCCACTTCCACCAGCTGGCTGTCCCTGACTCGACATCCGTAATCACAGGCCGCCCGTCCTTCTTGAGCCCGACCGCGACCCGTTCCTCAAAGGCTGCCGATGGCCCCACATGGGCCTCAGTGCCTCGGACAAACAAAAGCGCCGTCGGCTCTAAAGCCAAAGGCGCTCGGAGGACTTCGTTGAGAACAGCGGCTTGTGCGGTTGGGTTGCCTGATAATATCTGCGTCGTGCCGTGGTGATTCCCATCAACAGCGTCCCCGTTACACACCACCAGCAGGTCGGCCTTGAGCTTGTCGCGTCGTTCCTCGACCGACTCCCAGTATCGGTGCCACCCATCCCAGAGCCAGCGTTGCGCTCGGCTATGGGTATAATGCCCCCCATCATCCAGCGACACCTGCGGCGGACAGAGTGCCGTCGTGCCGCCACAATGTAAGTCAGACACCACCGCAATCAACAGCGTGTCTGCCTTGAACCGCATCGAGGTGTTACGTTTGGGCATAGCTGAACGGTAAGAGAGTCCAGACGGAACGCAAGGGGTCAGACCTGACGCAGGACCTTGATCCGGTCGCTGATGAGGCGGGACTTCTTCACCACCCCATACCCTTCCCGCTGGTCGCCTACCGCCCCATCTGGTATGGTATTCCCCTCGATAACGTCGAGACGTTTTGGCGTCTTGCCCACCACAATCCCGATATGAGCGTACCGCTGGAGCTTCGGAAAGTAGAACACCACAAGGTCACCGAGCACGGCTTTATCTGCCGGCAGCAGCCGCCCCGAATCGACCATAAACTGTACCCGACCACTGCGTTTCAACTTGCGGGTCTCCCCTGCCTCGTCCAGACAGCCCCACGCAAAGGCCGCGCACCACGCCGATCCCACTGGCGAGCCCAGCGCCTTCAGCCAGCGGTCAATCAGTGGGCCGCGATTGCTGCCCTTTGGCTCTTCGCAAGTACCTACGTACTTGTATGCCGTCTCAACGAGCTTCACGGTTTAGGCGACTGTAACGCAGTCGCTCTAGCCACGAGCTTGTCATAGGTTGCACGAATGTCGTGTTCTCGCCTACTGCGTTCAAGCGGCGATAGGTCGGCAGGGATTTGAGACAGCTGCTCATCCCTAATCCGAGCAGCTCGCTCAATGATGCTAGTTGGTGTTGATGTTGGCTCGGCTTTTACGCCAAGGACACGCTGTAGGCTGTCCCGTGCCGCCAACGGCTCTTTCCGTCCTCGCGCCTTGTTCAGCGAATCTTCCTGTGCCCGAAAGATAGGCATTGGGTCAACAGGATTTCTAGGCGACGGAATCGTAGAATCATCCGGCCTCTGCCGCTTCAACTCGCGTAGATTGCGATCTCCCCTAAGCAGCTCCGCTAGAACCGAGTCAGAACTGGCTCGCATCCGCTTTTTGAGTTCTACGGTATCAGCGTATATCCGTGGGCCTGTCATCTAACTTGCCTCCGCATCCCACAGTGAACCATCAGCCCGACGCTGGGCGATCTCAATCTGCGTCTTGTTCGTAATGTCCATTGAGGCGGACTTGAGACCGACTCGTTGCAGGAAGGCCAGCAGTACCTTCTTTCCGTAGGCGGTGCAGATACCGAGCGTCAGCACCCAGAAGTCCACCCACGATAGGCCCTGTTCGTGCTGGATGGCTCCGTGCGCCACGAACACAAAGCAGGCAATCGCCAGTAGCCTTGTGAGGGATAAGCCCCGCAGACGGTCATCTAGGGGCGCTATGCCCCATTTGAGGATGCTCAGTAGGGTCTTCATGGCTTCCGCGTTTTTATAAAGAGTGAGGATAGGGAGCCGCGAAGTCCTCGGACAAGGTCTGCTTCCTGCTTTCGACGTGTCTTGAGCACCTGATGGACCTTGCCACTAGAGGATGTAATCTTCACAAGGGGGCGCACGGTTGGCGAAAAAATAGCCATCAGTTGCTTGCGTAAGCCTGACTGTTTCATAGGCCGCAGTGCACGTCGGGGCGTTGGCATTAGGGGCAAGCCGAGTCTACGGCGTTCCGAGGGTCACGGCAGAGCATCCGCTTGATCGCCTCGACCTTGACTTCTAGGCGGTCGACGTCTGCCTTTTCCGCTTTGCTGGCTACCTGCCCATTCAGGATGGTCGCAGAAACGGCCAGCGTCACAATAAACACCGCAATGTTCCATGAGTTACGCTCAAGGAAGGCATCAAGTCTAGGGCTCATGGTCGTGGAATAATGGAGAATCTACGTTGCATGTCACCGCTGGCTCTCTGCACCGAGTATGCGAGCCAGTGTCCCACGGGTTAGATCGCTCGCTTTCTGTGCCATTGTGCCACGACCAATCTTTGCTTCCAGCGCACGAACAATCTCCCCTGTCCGATACATCTGTGTCGGAAGGCGTACCGCCGACCCAAGCAATCCAAATGCTCCAAGAACATTATTGCTAAGACGAATGGCTTCAGGTGTGCGCCCCAGAATACCTGCCAGCATCAACTCGGCGTCCGCGCTGGACATATCGGGAATCTCACGCAACAGCGCCTCGCGGCTCTGCGTCAGTTGCTTTTTCATTGGAAGAGTCTTGCCAGCACCAACGGATTGTCCGAAGTCGCCGCCGCGCTCAAAGGCTTCGCGGCCTGCTTCAGCAATCCGCTTGTCGTCAATCGCCTTCCGATACGAGGGGATACCCGCACCAATCGGGATGGTTTCGCTTTCCCGTGTTACGAGGCGACCGCCCGTTGGTGCTCCAGTGGTCTGTGGGGCGCGAGCTTCTACAAGTCGGCGGTCCAACCCCTCTCGCGTTTGAGACTGCATTACTGTTTCGCCTTCTCGCGCCCGACCATCAGCGCGGCGAAACATCCCCTTGGCCTGTGCGTCCTTGAAACGGTCAAGCGCGTCACGAGTGGACACCGGTGCTGACGATCCCGCCACCGATGGAGCCGGAACATATACTGCGCGTCCCATCGTCGTGACTTCAGACGGTGCCTCCATCGCATCAAGCAGCTTGCTTTTTGCGGTGCCTAGTTGTTCGAGTTCGCCAGCAAGGTCGGGACGGTAGTCTTCGGCACGATTTACCACGCCCTGCGCGGCGCGTTGATTAGCCGAAAGTCTCTTATAGACTTGATCCGCCACTTCCGCATCATTCAATGGCTTTCCGCTATACCTCGCCAGTTTTCGGATTTCTTCAGCGATTGGAGCTATCACAGGATCGTTGTCAAGAATCGCGTTGATTGGTGGCGTTGCTGTGGCCTCGCCCATTGCCGTACCGTAGTTCTCAGCATCCATCTTCCTAATGCGCTCATCAATCTCAAACGCTTTTTTATCCAGACGCTTCATGCCCTTGGCTCGTGATACAAGGCGGCCTCCCACACCAGTAGCAGAACCGAGTCCGCCAGCAATAAAGGCTCCGAGCGTTGCTGCCTCACCCCCCTTCTTGAGTGCGCTACCCGCTCCTTCAAGAGAGAGTTCGTCCAGATTACCCACGGTGCCCGCAATGCCGGATTGAGCTGCGGCATCCCCCATAACACGACTCGTGCGAGCAAGCCATCCCGCCGTCTGTGGGGCTTGCTTGACAAGCGACCCGCCGATTTTGAGGCCACGGGCAACGCCAGCGCCCGGCAACGGCGTAGCCAGCGCCCCAGCAATCTCTAGTGCCGTGGCCAATATCCCATGGTCTTCCCTAAACTGACCCTTACGTTCCTTGCGAGCCGCCCGCATCCCAGCAAATGTTTCGTCGCCCATTGCGCCCACAGCATCCGCAATCAAGCCCGACCCACCAAAAGTTCCAGCGTCGAGGAAGGTTTCTGTGCCAGCGCCGATAGCCTCTAGTTTACTTTGTTTGACCTTTTCGGGGACCGCACGTTCGGATGCAAGGTACTGGTCAATCTCAGTACGCGGACGATTCGCAGCCTTAAGCCGCCGAAGGTTCTCCGCTACACGTTGACGCTGCTGTTCGCCGGTTTCTGGCATACGTTACTCCGGTGGAAAAAGGAGGTCCACGCCGCCATACAGCTCGTCTCTGTCAGAGATAGAGGGTCCGGCTTTGATACGCATTGCTTTCAAGATTGTTTCACGAGCTGCCACTTTTTGTTTTTTCACCGCCGGAGAATCGCCTGCTTCTGGGATTAAGGTTTGTGCTGTGCGTCGAACCTCGGCCTCTGGCGCTGCTGCACCTGTTGTGGTGCGAAGCCAAGCATCTGATAGCTGTAGCGCGGCTTGACGTAGCTGCTGATAGTCGGACGTTGCGAGCTTGTTTCCCACGCCAAACGGAAGGCGCGACGCCTGCTCCACCAGCAAAGATGGGCTGTAATCCTTCATTCCCTGTCTTTCCGGCGATCCAATCGCGGCTTGAGGATCGCCGCTCAGGATTTTGTTTGCGCTTTCGCCAGATACAAGAAGTGCCTCTGCGGTGAGTTGCGAAGCGGTTTTAGGGCGCACTCCACCACCCGCCCTCTGTCCCGCAGCGGCAAGCATTGCAGCGTTCCGTGCCCGATCAGTCTTGCTGACGATCAGGCTTTCAAGCGGCACACCTCCCTCCAAAGCCTTCAGGTCCTCTGGACTTAGAAACTTTGTAGCGTTTGCAATGACCTTGGCACGCGCCTCTTCGGTTTGCTTTTCCACCACTTGAGCATCTATACGTTTCTTTTCTCTCTCCCGCTCTGTCGCACGATCAGTCACGCCCGCTAGTCTTTGCTCCTCCGCCGCCAGCTGCTGAGCTCTAGTTGTGGCATACATCCTACCTTGACCAGCCACATCAACAAGACTAGCCAACCTGCGCTGCGTCTCCCTCCGCTGCTCTGTTTTGTCTGCCCCTTCCACCATTCCTTGTGCCTTCGCTCCACTGAACGGGTCTTGACCAATCACACCAAGCCGTGACCCACTAAACGGAGAAGGTTTCAACGATCCAACAGATGGCTTACTCGCTACACCATCCATACCAAGATCGAACGAGGCAGCCCCCGGCTCATACGCAGGCGCATCGCCCAAGCCAGCAAGCCTTGACTTCAGAACCGTTTCCGACTCGTACCCAAGCGCCTCCAGCCGGTCCGCTTCAGCCTGCTTTTCTCTGGCGCGACGCTCAGCCCGATCTTCTGCTAACTGCCTGCGCTCTAGTCGTGTGTACTCCCGTTCTTCCTCTAGCTCTTTCAGCTTACGAGTGCGCTCACGGTCAGACGACGCGCCTTCAAGGATGTTGCCGAGCGCAGCAATAAATGAGTTGACGGCCATTAGACGTTATTCCGGTTCATGTAATCGTAGTAATCATCGATTGTTGTGCTGCCGCTTCCCGAACCGACTGGTGTGTTTGGTGTTGGTGTCGGTGCAGGCGTTGGTGTCGGTGTTGACGCAGGCGTTGACGACTTCGGCTTCAGAAAGTCTTTGTACTTTTCGGGGTCGAATCCTGCCCCCCGCATCGCCGCTGCAATCGCTTCCGGTGATGCATCGGCTGGAAGCTGTGCCAGTAGAGTCACAAGGCGATTCTGCTGTTCCACCTCAAACTTTCTGTCTGCCTGACGCACCATCTCTGCCTGAGCCGCTGCATCAAGGCCATATGTCTTACCAAACTGCGCGGCTTGCTGCGCGAGCTGCGCCTTATTGTAACTAATCTGCTGGCCGAACTGGTCCTTCTGCATGGCCAAGTTCTGCTGGAACTGGTCGTTGCTCGCCTTGAACCTTTCCGCATCGAGGCCGTGACTCTTGGCAAAGCGATCAGATTCCGCGCTCAGGTTGGCGTTGAACTGCCGCGTCGCCTCGGTCACCTTGCGCTCGTCAAGCCCAAACTGCCGACCAAACTGGCTCTCCTGACTCGCCAACTGCCGACCGAACTGGCTCTCTTGGCTCGTCTGACTACGCAGCCCCATCGCGTTGGCAATCGCTGCCTGACGGTCCTGTGCCATTGCATCAGCGACACGGGTTGTCAAGTCGCCTTCCATCTGAGCAATCGCTCGCGCCTGCTGACCAGCCAGACCTGACTCCTTCTCAAACCCAATAGAGGAAGCGGCCAGTCCGCGCTGCGCCAGCCGTTCCTTCTCAGCCCGGAGCTGTCCAGCAAAACTGGCATCCAGCTCAGCGCGTTGCTGCGCTCGCAGGTTCTTGACGGTTGCCTCGTCGTAGCGACCCGGTGCAGACATCGCTTCCTGTACCCGTCGTTCCAGTTCGGAGTTGAGGCCAGAACTCGGCTGTGCCTGCGCCTGTGGCTGTGGCTGTGCCTGTACTTGTGACGGCGCTTGCGCTTGCGCTGGGGCAGAACTTTGTGCGGGAGCCGCACCCTGTCCACCACCGCTTGGCGCAGCTTGTACAGAAGCACCACCACCGCCACTCATCGTTGCGCCCTGTGTCGTACTAGCGGGCTTGCTTCCGCCACTTAGTGCGTCTTTCACCGCGTCTGACAGGCCAGCCTTGGGTGCAGCAGCTTGTGCGGCGGGCATAGCAATGCCCATTGAGGAGAGGAAGTCTCCCAACTCTTTCCGCGACTGCATAATAGCAGGGTCGTTGGCAAAGCCACCTTGTCCCGTGCCGGAGTACTGGTCAAGGAACCGCCGCTTGCCTGCATCATCCATTCCCGCAATGGCATTTAGGACAGGGATGTTCCCATGCTGATTGAGGAGCATCTTTGTATTTGCTGTCGTCTGCACGGACCCAAGGTCGAATCCGAGCGCCTTGTTCGGGTCGAGCGAGGTCTTCTCAAATGCTGCTTCCGCCTCTGCATATTTCTTTGCGTCGTCTGCATTGCGGAACACCACATTACCTGCGTTATCCGTTCCAATCATCGAGGCCGATTCCAGCGCCGCCTTTGCTGCCGTATAATCGCCTGACCCAGCGGACGGCTTGTATCCAAGGGCAGATGGTGTTGACCGCACACGCGCTGTGCTACTGACTGTCCCGTCTGCATTCTGGGTAATCTGTGGAGCTGGCGTTGCAACTGGCGTTGGCGTCGGTGCAGTTGGCACTACGCCATCAGACGGCGGAGCACCACCACCAGCTGGCAGGTTGAAGTCTACTGATGATGGCGGCGTAAAGCCTTCTGTTGCACCACCTTCCATCAGCCCACCAGCCTGCAACTTCTCGCGCACAGCATCCGGTACAGACGACTGAACGCCACCACCGGGTCTGTACAATGGCCCACCAGTGCCTGCGTAAGGAGTCCCAGCGTACGGATCAAGGTCCGCCGGTTTTGGCGGCTTGCTATAGCCTTCGTTCGGACCACCGAGCTTTCCGTTATCCGCCTGCAACTTTTGCCGCAGCATCTCTGCTAGTCCCTGCGGCGTCTGCTGCATCGGCTGTTGCGGCTGCGCCATCCGTTGCTGCTGCTCTTGTTCCACCTGCCGCTGGGCGCTGGCCGCGTCATTGAGGACAGGCAACGTCTCGGCAGCCCGTTGCACCCCAAGGCTGCCCTGCTGCGCTTGCTGCTGCGCTTGCTGTGCAGCAAGCTGAGCACGAACGCGACGCGCTAGTTCCTCTTCGTCGTCGTCGTCCACTTGGCGCGGAGCCGATGGACCCGTAAAGGGCATGGGCGCAGGACGCGCATAGCCAGCACTCTGCATCTGTGCAAACGACTGCTCTTGCTTTGGCGCAGGCGCAGCGGGTGGCTTCTGTGCGCCATTGAAGATATTCGCCGCGCCGACCTGACTTTCCTCGCTACTGTTCTCGTCAGAGGCGTTCGTAATCGTCTTCTGGCCACCAAACAGGCCGCTACCGTAGGATGTTTTCATCTGGGAATCTGCTCGTGTAGGTTAGCGAGGTGGCTCATAGGAACCACCCTTATTCGCAAAGAATCCAGCGCCAAGCATCTTCATCAGCATTTCACCCATCTGTTGCTTCCGGCGTTTTTCCAGTTCAATCGCGTCGAAGTCCTGCTTCTGTGCCGCAATCATTCCTTTGTTGTATTCCATCCGTTGCTTACCGGACTCAAAGTCTTGCTCGGCCATCTGGCCCTTCTGCTTTGTTGCGCCGGAAAAGTAATCTGCGCCAGCCCTAAGCATATCCTTGTTCTTGTCATCAGTGGCAAAACCCCAGATGTCCTTTAAGGACTTACCAGCGATGAGTGGCTTAGTAAAAATATTTGGCACGGGAGTCTTACCTACTAGTGGATTGTTAGTAAACCTTGCAACGGCGCTATCAATGGACGGCAAAGGAACGTCTGGAATCTTAAAGTCCGGTATCGAAAGATTAGGCGGTGGTGCAGCTTGTGATGCGGCTTGTGCAGCACCCTCAGCCACTGAAGCCGCTGGTGCCGCTAACTTTGCCGCAACCTTCGTTCCAAGCGTACCAGCCTGCTTTGCAGATTTGTAAGCCGCCGTCGCTGCTTTTGTGCCCTTCCCTGTAAAGTCCGTAAGATTCGGGTTTATAAATCCTTTTGCTGCACCGGCCAGTTTGCTTGTTCCAGCAACACCCGCATTGGCAGCCCCACCCATTGCCCCAGAGACACCAGAGCCAAGCATATAGCCTTCGATGCCGCCCCTGAGGGCGTCGCCGCCTGTTGCGCCACGCTTGGCCCCCTGCATACCGGCTTTGATTGCTGCGCCGACAAGAGGATTGCCGCCGGACACTATCGTTCCTGCGGTAGCCGCAATGTCGGCCTTGTTTCGCTCATAAGTATCACCTACCCAGCCGCCGATCCTGACCTTGCCAAGCGGTGTTGCAGCATAGGCTTTGGAGATGAGGTCACTGCCCCTGCCCCAGATATCCCGCGCCCGTTCGCCGTGCGCCGTGTCCGTGGACGTAATGGCGGTACCCGCCTCATTCGTGAGCCGGTCGGCCTCTTTCGTCGAGAGCTTCTTCCCGTCCTTGTACCACCAGCCGTCGCCGCCAATGGTCGCGCCAATGCTCTTGGCTTGAGCCGCTGCACGAGGATCGCTACTAATGACTGAGCCAGTATTCGGGGGCACTAGTCTTCACTCCGAAAGATGATAAAGTCCAGCAACGCACTTGCCGGTGCTGCTGTCCCAAAGGTGCAGGTAAAGCTCGTGCTGGTGCGGACCGTCACGGCACGGGTTGTCAGCCACGAGGTCGTGATATGCACCCCGTAGTTCGTATCCTGCTCGTCCCGAATCAGGGGAATCACGGCAGTCACCGCCGTCACGGTCACAGGAATCTGCACCCCGCAGCCACCCGACGTGGCATACCGAATCCGTAAGCGACGTACCTGTTCCTGCTCACGGGTATTGACCATCGGCGTCAGGCGAGTATTGACCATTGGCGCTGTCATTAGGTTCCCCCTCGACGGCCCATTGCAAAGGCTTGCACTTCTGCCCGTGAGTACAGGGCATCGGCTTCACCTGAATCCACAATCGTGACGTCAATCCATTCCCCACGATCAGCCAGTGGGACACGGAACATCGCCGCATTGGTCACGGCTAAGCTCGTCGCATCAATCGCATAGCTGCCGCTGCCCGACTGCGTGACCCATTCCACCGACACATCATCCGTACCACGGGGGTCCATCAGGAGGTAGCCCCACCGATAGGACTTCTCGTTCATTGCATCGCCAGCAAAGAAACGGTGCGGCTGCACCCGCATCGCAAACTCTTCGCCTACCGTGTAGTTCACGGTCAAGTTATCAAGGTATGCCCCACCCGCATCGCACAGCGTCACCCATCCACTCGCATCACCACGGAGGATGAGGAACCGTCCCTCGTTGTCCTCGGACTCGAAGTGACAGGTAGTGGCTGGCGACAGGTATCCAGCAGTCCACGGGCCTGACCACGCATTGAGGCGGTAGTTGTACACGAGGACGCCGTAATCCGGCACCCACCACCGAATCTCTTGGTAGTTGCGGACATGGACGCCACGGACGCCCTCGATTGTATCCCCATCCCAATCACGGATAATGCTGTCAATCGGCGTCGAGATGGACTCTGGCGCGGAGCTTTCGCTCACCCGATAGAAGCCGTTCTGTCCAAGGAAATACACCTGTCCAGACACTTCGACAATCGAGAAGGCGTTCGTCGTGCCGACTTCGCCCGTAATACCCGTCGCGCCAGCGGCAATCGCAATATCATCCTGCGTAAAGCCCGTCCAACGGGAGATGCCGCTGCGGTGAAAGATGAGCAAGCTCGACCCGCTGACTGCCAAGCCTGTCGTGTTCTGGTCGCCAAAGGTGCGGATAATGGCTTCCCCGCCACCACTGGCCCCAACGCCCAGCGTATCCCCGTCATTCAGCTCAGAGTAGTACACGCTCTGGTCAATGCCCGTCACACCAAAGAGGCGCTGATTATAGACCGTAATCTGCGCGATATTCGGCGTACTCGCAAGATTGAGTTCAAGGGTCGTGCCGTCCCACCGATTCAGCGGCCCACCGTCCGCAATGTACATACACTCCGTATCCGCAGGAGCCGTGTACAGAAAGCTGGCAAAGTCTGGCGTATTGGTCGTCGAAAGGCCATTGCCTTGCGACACAAACGGCGTGACCGTGGACTCCGAGA